AACAATGACAGCAGCTTTGATATCAGCATCAGCCTGATGCTGACCGAGCGCACGCTGGTCAGTGAGGTGGACGGCGCGCTGCATGTGAAGAATATCCCGGACCCCCCGCCGCCGGAGCCGGTCAACCGTCCGATGGAGCTGTATATCAATGGCGAACTGGTGAGCAAGTGGGATGAATGAGTTTAAGCGTTTTGAAGACCGGCTGACCGGACTTATTGAATCGCTGTCACCGTCAGGGCGTCGACGACTGAGCGCCGAACTGGCGAAACGTCTGCGTCAGAATCAGCAGCGTCGGGTGATGGCACAGAAAGCCCCGGACGGCACACCCTACGCGCCACGCCAGCAGCAGAGCGCCAGAAAAAAGACCGGTCGCGTTAAGCGAAAAATGTTTGCGAAACTTATCACCAGTCGTTTTTTGCATATCCGCGCCAGCCCTGAACAGGCATCAATGGAGTTTTACGGCGGGAAGTCACCGAAAATCGCCAGTGTGCATCAGTTTGGTCTGTCGGAAGAAACCCGGAAAGACGGTAAGAAAATTGATTATCCGGCGCGTCCCCTGCTCGGCTTTACCGGTGAGGATGTGCAGATGATTGAAGAGATTATCCTGGCTCACCTCGACCGTTAGTTGTGCCATTCCCGACACCTCATCGTCACATTGCCGCCGGTATGACCCGGCGGCATCCTTCCCGTTATGAACACTCTCGTAAATATTCAGGAACTCGCGCGCGCACTGCGCAACATGATTCGCACCGGCGTTATCGTCGAAACCGACCTTGACGCCGGTCGCTGCCGTGTGCAGACCGGCGGCATGTGTACCGACTGGCTGCAGTGGCTGACCCATCGCGCCGGTCGTTCGCGCACATGGTGGGCACCTTCCGTGGGGGAACAGGTGCTGATTCTGGCCGTGGGTGGTGAACTCGACACGGCGTTCGTTCTGCCGGGGATTTATTCCGGCGATAACCCTGCGCCGTCTGCGTCGGCGGATGCCGTGCATATCCGTTTCCCTGACGGGGCGGTGATTGAGTATGAACCCGAAACCAGTGCACTCACGGTAAGCGGAATTAAAACGGCCAGCGTGACGGCTTCTGATTCTGTTACTGCCACGGTGCCGGTGGTCACGGTGAAAGCGTCAAACCGCATCACCCTGGACACACCGGAGGTGGTCTGCACCAACAGGCTGATTACCGGCACGCTGGAAGTGCAGAAGGGCGGGACGATGCGCGGCAACATTGAACACACCGGCGGTGAACTTTCATCAAACGGTAAAGTACTGCATACCCATAAACACCCCGGCGACAGCGGCGGCAAAACCGGGAGTCCTCTATGACAGCGCGTTATCTCGGAATGAATCGCAGTGATGGCCTGACTGTCACTGACCTTGAGCATATCAGCCAGAGTATCGGCGATATCCTGCGCACACCGGTCGGCTCACGGGTGATGCGTCGTGATTACGGCTCGTTGCTGGCGTCAATGATTGACCAGCCGCAGACCCCGGCGCTTGAGTTGCAGATTAAGGTCGCCTGTTACATGGACGTGCTGAAATGGGAACCCCGCGTCACCCTGTCATCCGTCACCACGGCGCGCAGTTTTGACGGGCGAATGACGGTCACGTTAACCGGTCAGCACAACGACACCGGCCAGCCACTTTCGTTAACCATCCCTGTGAGTTGAAACCATGCCGATTATCGACCTGAACCAGCTACCCGCACCGGATGTGGTCGAGGAGCTGGACTTTGAAACCATTCTTGCCGAACGCAAGGCGACACTGATTTCCCTTTACCCGGAAGACCTGCAGGAGGCGGTTGCCCGTACCCTGACGCTGGAATCCGAGCCTCTCGTCAAACTGCTGGAGGAAAATGCTTATCGTGAGCTTATCTGGCGTCAGCGTGTGAATGAGGCCGCACGGGCGGTGATGCTGGCCTGTGCTGCCGGTAATGACCTTGATGTGATTGGTGCCAATTACAACACCACGCGCCTGATTATCACCCCGGCAGATGATTCGACCCTCCCGCCGACACCGGCAGTGATGGAATCTGACACCGATTATCGTCTGCGTATTCAGCAGGCGTTTGAAGGTTTAAGCGTCGCCGGGTCGGTGGGTGCCTATCAGTATCATGGCCGCAGTGCCGACGGGCGTGTCGCGGATATCTCTGTCACCAGTCCGTCTCCGGCCTGCGTCACTATCTCTGTGCTGTCACGTGAAAATAACGGCGTCGCATCCGAAGACCTGCTGGCCGTGGTGCGTAACGCCCTTAATGGCGAGGACGTCAGGCCGGTGGCCGATCGCGTGACCGTGCAGTCTGCCGCCATCGTTGAATACCAGATAAACGCCACGCTGTATCTTTACCCTGGTCCCGAAAGCGAACCAATCCGCGCTGCCGCCGTGAAAAAACTGGAAGCGTATATCACGGCACAGCACCGGCTGGGGCGCGACATCCGTCTGTCTGCCATTTATGCCGCTTTGCATGTGGAAGGCGTGCAGCGTGTCGAACTGGCTGCACCGCTGGCCGACATCGTGCTCAACAATACGCAGGCGTCTTTCTGTACCGAATACAGCGTCGTGACCGGAGGCTCGGATGAGTGATTCGCGCCTGCTGCCGACCGGCTCATCACCGCTTGAAGTTGCCGCCGCAAAAGCCTGTGCGGAAATTGAAAAAACGCCGGTCAGTATTCGTGAGCTGTGGAACCCGGACACCTGCCCGGCAAATCTGCTGCCGTGGCTGGCGTGGTCATTTTCGGTTGACCGCTGGGATGATAAGTGGCCGGAAGCGACAAAACGCGCTGTTATCCGCGATGCGTATTTCATTCACTGCCATAAGGGCACTATAGGCGCAATCCGGCGTGTGGTGGAGCCGCTCGGCTATCTGATTGAGGTGAGGGAGTGGTGGCAACTCAATGAGGAGCCGGGGACGTTCCGCATCGTTGTTGGCGTGCTTGAGCAGGGTATTACCGAGGAAATGTATCAGGAGCTGGAGCGTCTCGTTGCTGATGCAAAACCTGCAAGCCGCCATCTGACGGGACTGGCTATCAGTTTAAGTACAACCGGCAACATTTTTGCCGGTGCGGGATGCTATCACGGCGACGCCCTGACGGTTTATCCCTACACCCCGGAGGCCATTATTGTCGGAGGGGATTATTTCCCGGCCTCGGCCATTCATTTAATTGATAACCTGAGAGTAAACGCATGACAGTGAAATACTACGCCATTCTGACTAATCAGGGCGCAGCACGGCTGGCTAACGCGACGATGCTCGGCAGTAAGCTGAATCTGACGCAAATGGCCGTTGGTGATGCAAATGGTGTGTTACCAACACCAGACCCTGCACAGACAAAACTGATTAACCAGAAACGCATTGCACCGCTGAATCTTCTGAGTGTTGACCCGAATAACCAGAACCAGATTATTGCGGAGCAAATCATCCCTGAGAACGAGGGCGGATTCTGGATCCGTGAGATTGGGCTTTATGATGATGAAGGCGTACTCATTGCGGTGGCAAACTGCCCGGAAACGTACAAACCGCAGTTGCAGGAAGGAAGCGGTCGTACCCAGACTATCCGCATGATTCTGGTTGTCTCGAATACCGAAGCCATCACGCTGAAAATCGACCCGTCGGTGGTACTGGCGACCCGTAAATACGTGGATGATGAAGTCCTGGAATTAAGGCTGTATGTGGATGACCAGATGAGAAACCACATTGCCGCACAGGATCCTCATACCCAGTATGCACAGAAACATAATCCGACATTTACCGGAGAACCAAAAGCGCCGACGCCTGCCGCAGGAAATAACACCACGCGGATTGCGACTACTGCGTTTGTTCAGGCCGCTATTACCGCTCTGATTAACGGTGCGCCTGCCACGCTGGATACACTGAAAGAAATTGCCGCAGCCATTAACAATGACCCGAAATTCAGTACCACCATTAACAATGCGCTGTCAGGTAAGCAGCCACTGGATGAGACGCTGACTCATTTGAGTGGAAAGGATGTTGCCGGTCTTCTCGCATACCTTGGTTTGGGAGAAACGATAGATAAAGCCTCCGGAGCTATGCAGAAATCGGCTAATGGATCTGATATTTCTGATGTA